TCCTTGTCCTCTATATTTTTTAAAACTTCTTCTATAATTTTTATTCATGGTAGAAGTTGCTAAATTTCTTCTACCTTGACTTGTTTTCTTACCTCTAACACCTGTAACTGGTGTGTGACTATTTGTTGTACTCCACTTAGCTGCCATTATCCCTCACAACTTATACATTCAACCTCATCTAATTTAATACGAGGTACTTTAATATTTACATTTTCTGTAGACCTTGCAGCATTAGACCTAAAGTAATACAATGATTTTAACTTATGCATACCATACCAATGAACATCATTTATGTATTGTATGTATTCATTATGCACATCTTGGTCAGCTGTAGCACTTGGTAAATCAAAAAATAGATTTACACTTTGAGCTTGACAAATAAACTCTTGTCGTTTGTAAGCATGTTCAACAACCCATATCTGATTTATTTCACTTGCTGTTTTAAATACTTCTTTTTCATTATCTGTAAAAATATCTATGCTTTGTATTGAACCTTCATTAGCAGATATTTCTTTCCAGAGTTTTTCTCTTTTCTTTTTAGAAAGTTTCTTTTTATTTATAACTTTGTCTAAATATCTATTTTTAACTTGATAAGTACCTGATAAAGTTTTGTGTGTATATATGTTAGCCCTATATGGCTCAATCGAAGGAGATGCCCCACCACAAATAATACTAGAAGAGGCATTAGGAGCAACAGCGATAAGATGAACATTCCTAACATTACTAGAACCTGCATCAGGGCATGACCCACGCATGTCTGCCAAGTCTTGAGTTGCTTTAGTAGCTCTTGTATTGATATGTTTAAATAATTTATAGTTGATTCCTGTTGCTTCCATACCCTCAAAAGGTACATTTTTAGATTGTAAATAGGAATGAAAACCCATTGCTCCAAGACCGATTGACCTTTCTCTGTATGCTGAGAAGGCTGCTTTTTGATAACCTTCTTTTTCTTCTTTGATGTAGTTTGTAAATCTTTTGTAGTTGGCATTATATTCTCCTAGTTCTTCTATGTCTACAATGTTTTCTATAAAATGTTGAATGACATTATCCAACATTGTTATTAAGTCTGATATAAAAAGTTTATTATCTTTCCATTCATCAAACTTTTCTAAATTTACACTAGACAAACAACAAACTGCTGTTCGTTCTTCATTAGTAGCTAGTGTTATTTCAGAACATAAATTACTTTGTTTTATTTCTAAGCCTAAATCTTTTTGACTTTTTGGTAAATGTTCATTACAAGTATCTATGTTTATTAAATATGGTTCTCCTGTTTCTGCTCTAGCATTTATGAGTTGCCACCATAAAGAACGAGCATTTATAGTCTTTACAGGTTGTTTTGTTTTAGGGTCAATCAATCTCCAATCTTCATCATTTTTTATAGCTTTTAAAAAATCATTAGTAATGTTTACACCATTATGTAAATTTAAACATTTTCTATTTATATCTCCACCTGATTCTTTTCTCATATTTAAAAATTCTTCTATCTCTGGATGAGATACATCTAAATATGCAGCATAAGAACCTCTTCTTGTAACACCTTGATTAAAGGCTAACATTTGTGAATCAACTACATGCATGAATGGTATGCAACCAGTAGACTTACTGCCATTAGAAGTAGATACCCCATTGCTACGCAAATCCCCCCAATATCCACCGATGCCTCCACCTGCACTTGCCAACCATATATTCTCGTCATAGTGAGCAGACAAACCAACCCTACTGTCAGGTACATAATTAAGAAAACAGCTGATAGGTAAACCACGACTTGTTCCCCCGTTACTAAGGATAGGAGTGCTAAACATGAACCAATGTAGGGAACTGTAGTCATACAATCGTTGAGCCAATTCAAAATCTGTGTTGTTTTTATATGTTGCTGCAAATACTGCAGCCCTTGCCAAAGCTTCTTGAGCATGTGTTTCCTCCTTCCAAAAATATCTATCTCTCAATGTGTCTAAACTAAACTTATCTAGCTTAGACTCTCTGTTATAATCTATTGTAATACCTAAGTATTCTTTTCTTCCAACTTTATCCATATTATTAATTTAAATAATTTTTATCATTATCTCCTTTTAAAAATTTTTCTTCTTCATCATGTACATATAACATGATTATAGCATAGTGTAATATTTTCATTAAGTCTTTTCTATTCTTACCATCTTTATTACCATATCGTTTAGCATACTTCATAATATTACCAATACAAAATCCTTCTCCATGTCCAGAGTCGATGATAACATCAGTAGCTTGGTATTTATCTGTAGCATAGTGTTGTCCATAAGTATCATAAATATAATTTTTTAGTTCTTCTATTAACTCATTTTCATTAAACTTATACATTTAAACCTCCTACTATATCTTGTAATGTTATGTTAGGATTTTTCTTAACTTGTTTATAAAACCATCTTAATGAGTAGGCACTTAACATAAATCTATTGTTAGCATATATGTGTGTTTGCTCTGGTAAAAACTCTTTTAGATTTTTCATAGTAATTTTATTAACATCTTCTCCATCTGGAACCATAGTTTTTAACCACTCAATAAGTAGTTCTTTACTTCTTCTTCTTAATTGTTTAGCTTTTTTACCTCTCATATTTTATCTCATCTACTTTTGGTGGATTAGGTGTGTCGGTAAAGTAAGTCAATCCTCTTGCATACTTAAACACTCGTAAGCCTTGTCCATTATTTGCATCTTTGTGACACTCAAACTTATGTCTACAATAAGTACATTCTCTAGGTAATTTCATGTTACCAGATACACCTTCAGGTATAGTATTATAACATAAGTCAGGGGGTGTGTCAAGGGCTATGACATTTTTAACATCTTTTATTTTCTTCTTAATATTTGGCTTGTCAAAGTTAGATGGTTTAAATAATGCTAACTCTCCATTCTCTTTATTAAGAGCTAAAAAAGCACCATTCTTTGTACCCTCTGCTGCTTCATATCCTGTAAGCTGTGCCATATAACCAAAAGTATCTTCTTCTGGAAGTGTGCCATCTTTAAATTTTCTAAATCCATAACCAGATGCAGTTTTAACATCAACCACTTCGCCATCTATGATACAATCCATGTGACCTTTAACACCACTAACTTGTACTGACTTTTGTTCGCCCTCTACTTTATGACCAGATAATCTTACTAGAAATAAAACAATCTCTTCTAATAAATGTCCATATAAAAACTTTATAAAAACTGAGGGTGGTATTTTCTCTGGTTCTTTATCCGACTTTATATCAAACCAAAGTTGTCTAAGTGGTCTGCCAATATTAGACATTCTTAACTTTTCATTACTACGAGGCTCTGGGTTTGACCACTTTCGTAGTATGTCTTTCATTG